AGTCATGTATACTTGTAGCATTTGGATCTGGATAAAAATCCCAACATGATACTGCTTCTACTTTTGGTACTGTCTTAATTTTTTTAGCATGTACATTTATTACATTACCTTTTTCATCTTCAGCTGTATCAAAAGAATGATATGTATGATCAAAACTAAATGGGCCTTTTAATATACCAGTTCCTAATAAACATTGTTCAAAGAACACATGTCTTAAAACTGTTATAGCACTAGACTCTTCTAGTTGATCATGTAATAATTTTTCTAAATGTTTAGCTGCTATCTCTGCTGGTTTTATTTGTGGTTCACCTGCATTTGCTGGCCCTTCATCAAAACCTACATTTTCAAATTCTTGTGCTAAGTTTTTCATTAGCATATCAGCTGTAGCACCAGGTGGTACTTCTCTACCATCACCTTTAAATCCATATGGATCTTGAGGTTGTTGAGGTGCTTCAGGTTGTTTAGGTTTTAAATGTGCGTACTCTGGTATATCTTCTGGTACTTGTGTAGGATTAATACCTAATGGAAATTTACCACTAGAAAATAATACTTCAATGATTTGACCAAACGCAGCAAGAACTTTAGTCTTTGTAACTTTTACAAATACTCTTGACTTTTCATTTGATCTAAAAACCATTTCTGGGCCATATAGACCTCTATAGTTTCTGTACGCTTGTAACCATCTTTTTTCATCATATAATCTAGAGTTCTCTGATTGATAGAACTTCTCTCTTATATGACCAACGATTGGTTTTGATTCGCTAACTTCCTCTGCTGGTTTATGATCTTCTTCGTGCATCTAAATTAGTAATCTCTTTCTTCAGCCATTCTAAAGATTGCTGGGTCTACTTTTGACTTTGACTTACCTTTTGCATCATTACCATCACCACTCATTGCCCCTTGATTAACTTTTGAGTTAGGGTCTATTTGTAGTGGATCATTTGGTCTTTTAGCTACATCAGGTGCAAGTTCTCCGTGCATGTATCTTTTCATCATAGTTGTTATCCTCCTAGTCTAGTTTCTTTTTTAATAAATCTATTTGCCCGTAAAGTTTTTCTTTACCTTTTTGAAAAGCAAATTTACCTAATGATTTAAGTTGATCTCCTCTAAAAGTTATACCAACTTTTAAATCATCTTTTAGTGTTTTAGTTTTTTCAGTTATTTCAAGTGCTTTGTCTTTTTTTTCAGATGCTTTTTTTAAATCATCATCTAAAATTTCTTTAGCATTTTTTTTCTTTTTCTTAGAACCATTAGTACCTGCATTAACTTCAGGTATATAATTACTATTTTTACCTAATCCATTTTCTTGCATTAGTAGTCCTTTTCATCAGCCATTCTAAATACAGCATCATCTACATGCTTAGATCCTGATTCACTTGGTACAGTTACATCATACTCAAATGCTTCTTGTTTTCTATGCGTATGTTTAGAAAAGTCAATATTAGTATGTTCCCTGTTTGGGTTTTTCCCATCAGGTGCATCACTAAACTGACCTTGCTTAACTTTAGACTTTGGGTCAAATGTATTCATTGTTGTCTCCTATATTTTTAACTTCTTAATCTTAATTATATTCTTAGTTGGTATTACTGTGTGTCCACCACCTTGCTTTATTGCTCCAGAATCTTCAAATATAAAATCTGCCATTATCACAGTTGTCTTCTCATTCTGTTCTACTAGCCAACCAAAGCTACAGCATATTGCTGTCTTTGCCTTTTTTATATCTGGTATATCAGACCATTCACATGATCCAACAATATCCTCCCAATATGCAACTACTAAGTCGTAGGGAAAATTTTTTTTATTTATTTCTGGAACTTTTCTTTTTGACATTAATACCCAAATTTATTATCTGATACTTCAAAACTATTTTGAAGAGAAGAACCAAATCTATCTGCAAATTTAGGATGTGTTGGTCTACTCATACATCCATATCTTAATGCATCATAAGCATGGTCTTCAGCTGTTGTATCTACATCTTCGGGATTTTTATCGTCAATTGGTAGTGTTCCCATTGTTCTAATTAAATTTCTACAATTAGTAAACACTCTTATACCTGGTTCGTCATCATTTACTTTTAATCTTTTATGTATTTCTAACTTACCATTAATTCTACTTTTAGGTGATCTATCTGATGGCCTCCATCTGCATCCATTCTGTATCATTGTTTCTGCAATGCTTGGGCCCACATCACCTCTTCTTGCCCATGTACTAGCGTCTAAGACCCCGTAATGGACATATTCTCCGTGCTCCATGTTTACGACTTGTCTTGCAAAATGATCCGCTGTAACTTTCTTAGTATAGAGTTCTCTATAAAGCCATAGATTATTATTATAATCAACAGCAAACCATAACACACAAGCAGGAGAAGAATAACCCCAGTCAGCAGCACGAAACTTATACCAACCTCTAGGTATTTCAAAAGGTTCCACAACATGGATTCTTTTATCAAATTCTGGGAAAGCTGAGTTTTCATATGCATCCCAATCTCCATCTAGGAATTGTTTACGTTGTGCTTCTGGTAATGATGCAAGCATAATATAATAATCATCTGTCTGCATCAAGTATGGATTATCCTGCAACTTAGCTGGAATAAATCTTCTTGTTATATATTTTTTTCCATTAGGCGTATCGATGCCTATATCGAAAGCTGTATTTGGTTCTGCAGGGTCTACGAACATTTCTCGTACCCATTGTGAACCAACATTACCAGGATTACCTGTAGCTCTCAAGTATACAGGTATATCTTTATCAACCGATCTTAAAGAAGATCTTAGAAAATTATATATGTCTGGCGAAGGATATTGTGGAAGTTCGTCTATTCCTATCCATGTGTAAGATTGACCTTGGTATCTTAACGCATCCGTCATGTTTTCTGCGTAACCAAACTCGATCTTTGCCCCCGATGGGAATCGCCACTCTTTTTCTTGTTCTCTCCATTTTGCACCAGGATATGCCTTTGCGTATAATAGTTGAGACTTTTGAATTAAGTCTCTTAACTCAGGCATAGTCCTCCTCACTAGGAGTGCTCTATGACTTGCTTTTGTACAATAGCGAAGCGGATCGACTAGCATCGCATATGATTTACCACCGCCTCTTGCTCCACCATAAAAAACTTCTCTTTCGGAAGCTGCAAGAAATTGTGTCTGTGGGCCACTGTTGGGCTTAAAGATTACATCTTGCTGGTTGATATGCTCTTGTACCGTCTTAGGTGCACTCTCGATTATATCTTCAGTAAGTAGTTGTGTCTCTTTACCAGTTAGTGCTTTGTTAATAGTTAACAGTTTACTTTTGGTATTTTCTGCGTGACGTTTAGCAGAACGTAGAGATTGTTCTGCCTTTGCAACTTTCTTACGAGTGCGAGCTAGAATCTGTGTTACTGACTTCTTGGCTTTCTGTCGAATTATTTTCTTGGGTTTCGGTGGTGCTATTTCGTTCAAATCTTTTTTTAAGTCCGACATGTGATATATATCTTCCTGTTTTTCTATGTAGCCATTGTGCAGTTTCTCTTAACGAACAAGTCTTTGAATATTCTCTTGCTTGTTTAAGAGCATCTAATTCTTCTCTTACAGGCTCTAAGTAGTTTGGATCTTCAGCCTGTTTAAAACCAAATGGAACTACTCTAGCTCTCTTTTTTATCTTTATTGGTTCCATCTTTTGGTGGTAGTATAAATATTCCATGTAATGATTTCATATTTATATCTAGTTGATCTTTCTTTGTTATACCCACTCTGTCTAATAATGAGTTCGCAGCTGCTAGACGAATACTTGCCTGTGGTGTAGTGCCGTCTTCATCTAGTAAGGCTGTTAACCTAGTAGCTGCTTTAGCAGAGTGCGTTGATAAGTGGGTTTCCGCCAACTCTGTGATTTCTTTTTTAAGATTACGAATGACTTTAGGGTAACTATGTTCAGAGTAACCAGCAATCCTAGCTGCTTCTCTTGGGTTCCCTTGTGCTTCTGTAAACAGGACATCTAGAAACTTCTCTTGCATATCTGTTAAGTTTCTTTTTTGAGTCTTTGTTATAGAAGAATCCATTGTTTGCATTTATAATCTCCATTAATTCTTTAAATGGTAACTCTTTAACCGATGAATATGTCTTGTGCATCTGTCTTTGCCTCCATATCTGTAGGAGGAGTTACTTTTTGTAGGGGTAATTCTGGCATCACAGGTTTAGAATCTAATTTTATATCAGGATTTGGCATAATATCTGCCTCACCTACTCCAGATTGCATATTATCCTGCATTTTATCTAGGAAATTCTCAGCATCCATGGGTTCTTGGGGTTTAATATCACCAACTGGTGCAAATGCAGGCGTATTTGTCTCATTTGCTACTGGTATATTAAAACCTTGTTTAGCCATTTCGTAAAAATTACCAGAATCTACAGGTTTAGGTGCAGATCTTTCTTTGACTGGGAATACTCCCTGCCCTGTTCTTAGGTAACTTGGTATGTTTGCTTCGAATTTCATAGTTTATGTTATTATTCGTGATGACCCTTGTTTGCCTATTGGCTATGTGCGTGAATGTGTGTCCTTTGAATAATATATAAGTTCTATTATAAGGCCATATATCAATTTTGTCAAGTTTATTTTTATATTTTTTTATAGTGCGACACTATAGCAATAGACAAAATTGAACATGGGGTGTATAATGTTATTAGGTACTACCAGGGGGCCTATATATCTATACTAGGGATAAACGTACAAAGGGTATATAGGGTATTCCCAGGGATATTGTCGGAATATTTAGCCCTATAATATAGCCCCGAGTGTAGTTAACATGGACTTTGGGGATTTTCTGGCTTCCGTATATATAGTATATGGACTACCCCCCCTGGCACACGCATG